TATGGGTCTGGGTATCACAGGTCTCGGTAATGTCCTTGGTGCCCTTGGCATTGAGTATGGGAGCACACAGGCACAACAATTCGTATCTGATGTAATGCAGTTTATGGCCAATGAGTGTTATCTTGCTTCGGCCATGTTGGCGAAAGAAAAGTACCCCTTCCCCCTCTTTCTCAAGGAGGAATATCTGGATAGCAAGTTTGTTCAGAAATTGGATAAGGATGTACAACAAGCCATTGCAGATTATGGTATTAGAAACTCACATCTTATCTCTATTGCCCCAACAGGTACTATCAGCCTTACAGCTAACAACGTAAGCTCTGGCATTGAACCTGTGTTTAGTCTTGAGTATGAACGTACTGTACAAACTCCAGACGGACCTCAAATCGAAAAGGTTGAGGATTACGCTTGGAGAGAATGGGGCATCAAGTGCAAGACAGCAGATCAAGTAACTGTAGAAGAACATGTAGCTATGCTCTGTGCTGCTCAACAGTGGGTTGACAGTGCTTGTTCTAAAACTTGTAACGTCGGCAGTGAAGTTACTTGGGAACAGTTCAAAGACGTTTATATGCAAGCATACGAAGGTGGTGCAAAAGGTTGTACTACATTCCGTGCAGATGGTAAACGGTTTGGTATCTTGAATGCCTCTACTTCTGAAGATGTTGTAGTTGAGGAGGATAAACCTTCTGATGAAACTGTCGTAGAGGGTGGTGCCTGTTATATTGATCCAGAAACAGGTATCAGGAGTTGTGAATAATGTGGGCTGCCCTACTCAACTTCTTTGGGTCTGGTATCGTAGGTCAAATTGGGGAACAGCTCAATAGGGCCTATGAGTCCAAACTAGAGGCAGAAAACGATAAGGAACGTATAGAGGCAGATAAGCTTATTGCTACATTAACTGCTCAACAAGCTATCCTTGTTGCAGAACAAAAGCGTTGGCTTACCGCATGGATTAGGCCAGCACTAGCCTTTCCAGTCGTACTATTCGTCTGGAAACTCATCATCTGGGACACAGTTCTTGGATGGGGAGTAACACCATATCCAGGCGACATGATTGCTTGGTTGGTAACAACTATTGTGGCAGCCTATATGCTGACACGACCTTTCGAAAGGAGGTAACTTTGCTCTCGTTTAACAAGCTCCAATGAGAGGAGGTGATCCCTATCTCCCTGGTATCTAGGGTATAGATACAAATAACCCCCGCTCCGGCTTTCGCTGGGCGGGGGTTTCTTTTTGTTACGCATTGTCTGAATAAGACACCATACGCCAGTTACTGTTAAAAAATACTAAGTCAATAGTGTCGTGTATTGAGTTGAGTACACGATCAGATCCACATTGGATATTACCTGTACCATGTTTCACTGTAATCGTCCTACCTCCTGTAGAGGGGAACAGGGTTAGTCTATCCCCAGCAACAGCATTGGTGGTAGAGATAGTTGTAAGATCATCAGTACCTGCACCACCCTCTGTGTCTATCCTGTGAGCCTCATTTACAGGGGTGATAGACCCTGATGCAATAGTCAAAGTAGCGACTGGACCACCTCGTGTCAACCCTCCATTAAACGACACAGAACCAGAGAAGGATACGGTGTCAGAGGACGGATTTACCACTATGTCGTAAACGTCGGTGCCTTGTTGGTATTTCTGTGTGAAAGAACCTGACAGCTTATAGCTGTACGTGGACGGAACATCTTGAGCAGTGTAGATCTTGTACTCAGTCTGAACTGCTTGAACTGTGGTGTTCTCGTCAGACATACCAGAGTACATGTCAGATTGAGGTACTGTTTGCCCTGCCCAAGTGTCACCACCAGACTGTTGGAACCCGATAGAAGCAAGACCACCTATCCCAGTAATTCTCAAGTTGGGGGCACTGCCTTTAGCTGCTGAGTCAGACCAAATACGTAGCTTGGGTTCGACAAGTGTAGCAGCAGCATTATTAACCCAGTGACCACCATTGACGTGCAAAGACGCAGTGTAGTCGTTAACAACACCGTTATCGAAGTAACAACTATCAAGATGGTTTTCACGACTGGCGTAGTTAGCCACTAGAACACCGTCAGTGAACGGGTTAGCTGCCCCATCTACAACGTTGCCAGATACAAAGTGTCCTTCAACGAAGTGTACTTGCGGTGGATCAGCAGCAGCATCGTCAGGGTCATTGCCGAAACGAACACACTCATTACACCAAAGTACGTTAGCGTTATAGCAGTTCCAATCCCCTTCACTAACCTGAATACCTCTAGCAGTGTAGTTAGCCTGTGTCGTGTACTCAGCGTCACTCTGCTGGTACTCTGAGACCAATGGAGCATACAGAGCAAACGAACCAGCAGAACCTCTTACTCTAATGCCGTATCCTTTGAAGTTCCTGACTTCTGGGTAAAAGGCCCTTGACCCGGCTACTCCAAAAAAGTCAAGACAAGCTACAGATTTGTTGCCGTTCAAGTAACCAAAGTATTGGACAGCCTGAGTGCTTCTAACCTTTAACATAGCTACAGAGGTGGTAAGATCACCACCAGTAGTAGCAGTCCAAGAAGAACCTCTTAGGTCGAAGTTCATAAAATCAGTAGTGCCACCACCAGAAGCTTTGAACTCAATTTGGTTTTGAATAGTTACTCGTGAATTGTGGAACAGCCACGTTTGGTAGTCCGCCCCGTTGGCCTGCTGCCAAGTATAAAGAGTATACCAAGCGGCTTGGATTTCGGCTGAAGCCTCTACCCCATCTACTGCACCAAACTGTTCAGCATGGATAATTCCGTTATGGAGTAGTTTAGCTTGACCAGAGATACCTGTTAGGTCGTGGTAACTGCCTCCATCATCCGTCCCAGTTGCAGCAGCTACAATCTCGTAGGTTGCCCCTCCTCCGTCTCCCGGATTGAGGTATCCTAAAGTTTCCACTTTATCCCCGACAAGAAGCCTATCCTCAGCTCTCATGTCAGAGACTGTATTGAACTTCCATTTCAGACCATCGACAACTGATGGTGTTGGTTTTGTAAGTGTCATCAACCACTATTCCCTATTTTATATTTGAACCGGGCAATGATTATCATTAAACTACCATCCTAGCAGAAAACTTTGTTCGCCCAGAAGTCGCTGTGATGTTCTTTTTCGTTGATTTCCATTTCGTCAGTTCCTTTATTTCCATTAAGTCGGTTGGACCTGCCAGCGGTCAATAGTTATAGTATCTGCTGCATTGCCAAGCGTTCCGTAAATGCTGATATACAGATCACTGGCGAATGAAATGCTTGTGGTGTCGGCAACATCATCATTCGGACCGCCGACTTCTTTACCATTGACATCCACCACGACAGTCGTCCCAGATGTTCGGTAAATCTCGCCTGTGATGATAAATCTATTCTCATCGCCAGCCGCTTGGTTAATAACAATATTTGAGATGCCGCCCGCTCCCGTGTTCACCTCATAACGAACCTGTTTTGTGCCTGCTGTTCCTGAACAAAATCCTACGGCAGAAAACTTGATACGCTGCGATGCTGGCAAGTAGCCTGCCGGAATGATCAGCTGCTTTAGAAGAGTGATCGTTACCGTTCCCGTAACGCTAGATGGGGCCAGATCGTCAACAGTTGTCTTGAGGCCATAGCAGCGACCCACGCGCGAGTTATTCGCCAGTGTGTTGTCAAATACGATAGCTTCACCAGCACTAGGTCCGAACATATTATCGTCAGCGATCTGAATGAAATCTCCGTACTCATCGACGCGTATGTGATTTTCCTGCGTTGGCAATCCCTGGTCGTCGTAGAATTGGCATCCACTGATAGAAATGTATTCCGGGTCAACACTCGTGCCGCCAATGTGGATGCCTCCATTGCCGGTTATTCCGCCAGGCGTGATTGTCCCATCTTGCCCGTTGTTACGCAGGACGCACCCCTGAATCGTCGCACGCAGCAATGCTTGTCCCAGTAGGATGCCTGCCGCTCCATTTTCCTCCGAAACACATCCTTGAAAAATAAGGTCGTCTATTTCGCCAAGGTTTCGCCAGCCGTCTCCGTCATTGCCCCTCGCCTCACATGCGACAAAGGTTGCGTGCTTGGCAGTGCTTGCCGAAAACCCCGTTTCGAAACCACTGCCACCATTACCTTGTCCGTTGTTGTACGAAATGCAGCCAATGTGGCGCCCACCTGACTTGAACCCGTTAAGGTCATTCCCTGTTGCATGGCAAGAGACCCATTTCAGGCTATCGTGACCGCCAACGAATCCAGTGCCGCCAGCACCACCTGCAGCTTGGTGCGCAGCAGATCCGCAGTTTTCAGCTCGGCAATCAACGAAAGTGCTATCCCTGCCGCATTCGTTTGCCTCCACGCCGCCATTAGACAAGAACAGACCGTGGTCTACTGCGTTTCGTATAAGCACATTCTCGCCGCGCAATCTGTGACATGCGCCAAGGAAATAAACGGCACGGGCGTTGTTGCTGCTACCTACAGTTTGGTTCGCCTGATTTCCGTCTACAATGATGTCGCGCAATGTAACGTCTGTAATGTCGGTTCCCGCCATAACGTTTCCGTTTGTGGCATCCAACATCTTGATTACGGGTCTAGAAGATGGGCCACCAGAGATTGCAAGGCCGGTGTGCATGGTAAGGCCAGAGTGCGCGTAAGTCCGCCCCTCACGCAGATTGATTGTATCTCCGAACGCCTGCTGGTACGCCAGCGCCTGGGTCCAAGCTGATGAGTCATCACTCCCATCTCCGGATGCCCCAAAGTGCTCTAGGTAAACATCACCAAACGGCAGCCATCCAAGCATATCGCTGATCGCGGTCGCACCTGCTGATTTAATGTAAGATACAGTGCCATCAGATACTACATTGCCGTCATCCCACTTCTTACCTGCCACAATATCGGACACAAAATCAGTACGAGAAGTATAATGAGATTGGTCAAGCTTAGCTTGTACGTCTTCCCCATCAGAGGTGGATACTCCATTAGCACTAGGAGTGCCAGTAGAAGTAGACTCTTGGATGTTGATCTCTACATTATCTACACCCTTTGGTGGGGCCGTTGTAAAAGAAAGGGAGGTACCAGATACTGTGTAAGTGTCTTTTTGTTGGTAAATACCATCAATGTACACTTGAGTATTGGCCCTACTTACAGGGTCTTTGGTGAGAACGAAAGTTAGTGTAGAGCCATCACCAGAAAATCTATTAGTAGTATTAAATACAGTGCCAGGCCCCACTCCAGCTAAGATATCTGAAATGTCTACTCCCTGTACAGTGAGGTTTCTTTGAACATCTACATCTCTAGCATTGAGAATATCATTAGAGTTCATATCGAGGTCAGAAAGCATTTGATTGGGCGTTGAACCGTCTCTGGACAAGGTGTTATCAAATGCCGAACCAATCTCATCCCAATTATTATTAATAGTCGTCCCTGAGTTTAGGATATTAGTTATATCAGTTAAGTTAGGTCTCTTTGCCATTTTTATTCTTTCTCCCCAGAATACGCTGTACAGTATCTGTCTCATAGATCCTTAGAGCTGTCCAAATAATAGTTAGAGCTACAGCAACAAGGGGTAGACTGTCCGTAAGGAATGCCGCAACCCCAGTGGTAGAGGCTACGACATCCACGACATGTTTCTCGTCAGGGCTAATCATCTCTCACCTTTGTTCCTTGCTTGTACCCTATTATACACAACATAGGCACCAAAGGCCACCAAAGCCACGGAAAGGCCCACCAGTACATAACCTTGAAGTTCAGGGGCTAGTGTAGCCACAGAACCAACAAGGCCCGTAGCACCCGCTACCATGCCCCCTGCGCCACTAAGGATTTCCTTGGACTGGTTCAGGGGTTTTAGTATGCCGTTTGTATCATTTTCTGCGAGAAAATTTCTGGAGGGTTGTCCGTCAACAGGGTTTAGAAACACTTCCATCTCTTCAGCCCTACGACGTACTAGTCCACGAAGAACTACCTTATTCTGGTATTTCCACTTAGGAAACTCATTGGCAGCACCGTTGTAGTCCCCGGCATTGAGTTTTTTAAGGAGAGTAGATTTCTTAAAGTTGGTTTCACCAATGTTGAACACGAATGATACAAGAGCATCAAATTGGTTTTGGTTTAGTCCAACCTTTACCTCACGGTTAACAGCATCAACCGCCCACTTCACATCTTCCTCGAAGTAGTGTTGTGCCATCTCTCTGTTAATTTCCATACCTTGGTAAACACCTTTGGTATGACCCCAACCAATAGTCCAGACATCATTCGGGGTGGGCTTGTAAGCCTTAAGCTTTAGCCCCTCCCATTTCTTAATTAGGTTTTCGTTATGTAATCTCATACCAAATTCTCCAAAGCAGATCTCAGTTCATCATCACTGACATTTTTAAAGCCCTCCCACTCCTTACGGACCTGAGACATGGCCTTATCAACATCTCCACCGGCTGCTCTAAGCCTACGACCGAGCAGTGCGTTAAAGAGCCTGTTCTGCATTTCTTCGTTAAACATCTCATCACCAGACAGGCCAAGCTCTTTCTTAAGACCTTTCAGTGTAGTACCAACAATTTGGAAACGACCAACTGGGGTAGCTACTCTGCCTACTTGTTCTTTAGAGAACTGTCTGTACTCATCAGATGTTTGGAAATCAATTACCTCATCAACAGTCATTTGACTAACTTTGGTCCCCTCGAACTGACTATTTTGGGAGAACCCAAGTAGAGTATCGTAGTCAGCAGTACCACCCGTCTCTGTACGATCAAGGAGGTTCAATAGGGGTTCAGCCTCAGGGGAAATACCAGGAGTAGCTTGGAAGTCTTGAATGGTAAGATCGTCACCAGCGTCTCCACCGGGCACTTTCTCTTGACCACCTCCACCAACCATGTCGGGGTTGAGGAACTGCTCAGACATCTCATTCCACATAGCACCATAATCACTACGCCCCTCCAAGTGAGCAAGGGCTTTAATAGTATTATTGATAGCGGGTTTGAGGTTTCTGTTGAGTTCACGAGCCTTCTTGACAGCTAGTGCATTAGCAGGATCAGCTGCCCTAAACGCAACACCATTAACATCCATGACAGCCTTAACTGCATCAGGGGTTGCTTGTTGTTGCTCTGGGGAGAACCTCATACCAGCAGTGGCACGACCAAGATCTTCACCTTGAGTATTGTCAATCAGGTGTTCAGGAATTACTTTATCTTCTCTGAACTGCCTACGTACAAGTCCCCACACCTCGTCGGCGTAGTTACGCTGAATTACATCAGCCGCACCTTGAAGAGCCTCATCAGAGAGTTCACCACTGTTACGAGCTTTGAGGAACCCAGCGGTAGCGAAGAAGTTAACCATCTTCATGCCAGACTTAGGATCTCTCCGAAGCATACCTTCATATACCTCGGCGCTCTCCAAGACACTGTTCATGTGTACAACAGCTTCTTGGCGGGTGGACTCGTCATCGGAAGATAGACTGCTTACCACGTTGTCGAGATAACCCTCTAGTGCAGTACTCTTATTACTTTCAGTTACGAAAGGAGTTTCAGGCACATCACCATTGGGTCCGTTGTTAGACATATAATTAAAGGCAGCATTCATGGCCTCTTGATTATAAACAGCAAGCTGTTGAAGTGCGCCTTGCCCAAACAACTTACTTGCCACCGCCACTTTAGCCACGGCGGGGTCAGCAAGGGCGATTTTAGTTTGGAGACTAAGGGTCCTTTCAATACCACGAGTAAGCTCTTCATCAGAAAGCTTGCCAGTGGCTCTGTCAATGTACTGTTGACGAAGCAGGTCAAATGGTGCAAGCATAGCACTTGACTCATGAGTAGACAGGTTACCAACAATAGAGGTAGTCTGGCTACGGAAGGCCAAGAACATATCTTCGATGGCTTGTACTTTCTCAGCCTCTGTACCACCACCATCAACAATCTGTTGAAGCTGTGTCTTCATACCTTGGAACTGAGCAGGTGCCAAGTCCGCAAGATAACGTTGACTCTCAGCCTTCCTTTGGGCGTCAAGTTCATTACGTCTTTCTTGAGAAAGGTTAAGTTGTTTAAGTTCGAGGTCAATGGTACGAGTAGTTTCTTCGTACCGCCTCTGAGCTTCAGTGGCCTGACGAGAATAACTCTCTGCTTTCTGATATTCCTCATCAGTAGCATCAGGCGCCAGTAGGCCGTCAGAGATAAGCTGCGAACGTCTAGCAGAAATACGTTGTTCTTCTTCAGTACCTTCATCCACAATCTGGGCACCACCAGCAATGCCAAGGATACCAGACTGGGCTTTAACGAAATCAGAAGAGAGTGAGGGGCTAGCTTCAATAGCCCCCACCAAGTTTCTACGCATGAGTGTACGAGCATAAGTGCTGCTGTACTTTCCCTGAGACACCCCTTCAGCCACAAGAAGCTGTTGCCGAGTAAATTCGGCAACAGAACTTGCATCACGCTTCTCGTTAAAGTTCTTAACAAGATCTTCCGCTTGACCAAACATACGGGCTGCGGAGTCTAGGTAGGATACATCCTTACCAACACCTTGTTGTGGAGTAACGAACGAAGGTACTTCAGGTGCTTCTGTTGATTGAGCGCCGAAGTTAACGGGCATTAAGGTTCTCCTCTAGTGCTTGAAGACTTTCACTGGCCTGTTTTCTCAACTGACCCTCTGGAAGCCTATTAATCATTTTCCATACATCTTTGGAAGGTTCCAGTCCCATGGCTCTGTACAAATCGTTTACCATACGGAAGTCTCCATTTCTTGCATCATTTTCAAGTTGTTTTTGAATGAGACCCATAGCTCTAGGCCTGTCAGAGCCAAAGACCCTCCAAGCTTCCATGAACATACGTTGTCCCATATCTTTTTCTCTACTAGTCATACCACGACGAGCAAGGTGCCTCTTAAGATCAGTATACCAAGTACGAACATCATCGTCCTTGAACTGTGCGTTACCGTATTTAAGCTCGGCAATTTCTCTGTACCCTTCCTCAGTCTTAGTGCGGAAACCAAAGAAGGCCATAGCAGCTTCAACCTTGGTTACATCTTGGTCTGTAATACGTCCAGTGCTAGAAAGTTTAGTACCAGTATAAAACGAGTAATTAGACTTAAATGCATTGGAGTACCCAGAGTAAAGATTAGCAGCACCAAGTACAACGTCAGAGAACTTAGTATCGAGTTCTGGATCGTCATAGTCATCAACTACATTGAAGTATCTCAAACCTGTTTTGAAGGCTTGGGTAACTCTAGGATTGTTGCCGAACAAAAGGCTACCAGACGGTGAGTTAGCAATTGCTTCTCCAAATCCAGTATCCATAATGGCAAACAACAAGTTGCCAACACCATATGCCTCCGCTGGTGCCAAATCTCCCCAATCAATCTGTTGATCCTCGCCTGATGCCAAAGTAAGGGAAGCATTAAGCGTAGCATCCAACAACCCATTCCTAAGAAGATCTTTTTCAGGTGATGGAGGGCCATCGTCCAACATAGAGTTAATGGCTGCAATTGGTAGAGTAGCACTCCCACCGAACAACACAGAGTTATAAGCAAGGAGTTTAATACGTTCCTTCCTACTCAGATTACGGTTAAACGCGCCTTGAAGCAGTGCTTTATGTTGTACAGAGAAAAACTGAGTAACAAGTGACAAGTTGTTCTTAGCATAAGGCATATCACCAGCACGGTTCATATTGAACGTATAAGCACGGGCTTGTCCAAGAATTTCATCTTGTACCCTCTGGCTGTTAATATCCTTACCCTCTTTGATAGCTCTGTCTCTGAAAGTAAGCCAAGCTGTCATAAGAACATGTTGTTCAGCAGCATCAAACCCAATCTTTTGTGCAAAGTTTAGTGGTTTGCCTGTAATATTACCAACTCTTTGGGCTGTGGTAAGATCTGCCATACGAAGGAGGTCATCACGAATAAAGTTGTGGGCATCGACAGCCTCAATAATACCAGCTTTTTGGACGGCATCCCAAAGCTCTACTCCACGTCTGTTATTCTTGGTAATACCAGCCCTAGCCAAATCAATAGCCGTAACATCTCCAATCAATCCTCTGCCAAAGTAACTTGGGTTAATTGGAGCAAGTTGCAACGACTGAGCACTCTGGATAACCAGCTGTCTTGCAGGGTTAGCTGCCAACAACAGTCTAAAGGCCATAGCCTTACCAGCACCAGTAGGAGAGAACTTACCAGCTTCGTGGATTAATTCTTCACCTTTAAGGGCACCCATACGACCAAGTTGGTCACTAGCTGCATTAAGTACGGCTCTATATCCCTCGTCAATAGTATTAATATATCCGTTCTCCATAGAGTAGATATAGTTAAACAGAGTACGTGCATCTGCTACCATCTTGGGAGGGCTGTCTGCAAACCCCTTAATGTCAGTAATACTTCTAGGGAATCCTACTTGACCAGTGCGTGGGTTTACTTCCAACTTAAGATACTTGCCGTAGTTGTTCATCCAACGTGCTCTCATATTGTCGAGAACAGGTCTCATGGCAACTTTAGTAGTCATCTGTTGTATCTGACCAGCCACTGCCTCTAGTGGGTCAATGAGGTTGGTATTACCGGCATTCCACAGGTCTACACCAGCATCAACCAGTCGTTCACCCCTCACACGTTGTGCGGAGAAGCCTCCAGCACTTGCCATCTGAAAGCTGCCCTCGTCAAAAGAGTTTGCTCTTTCATCCGGCCTACGTTTATCAGGCCTTGCATCAAACGTGGCATTAGGGTGTGCTTGACGGAGTTGTTGGAGTGCCCTGTCTCTGTCGGCAGTATTCCTTGCGGACGCAACTACCTTAGTCATAGGACGACCACTAGGGTCTTTGACAGTCATCTCCACAAACCATTTAGCGTCATACATGACAGGATAGTATCCTTGCCTGTACGAAAGGACTGCTTCGTTTTGACCAATAGCCTTAGTGTAACCACCAGAAGATGTATTACGAGAAATGGCTAGGTCTGTCCATTGCCCTTGCACTTGAATAGGATCAGCCAACCTAATAATTTCCCCACCAGTGTTATACAGGGTATCTGCATCACCAATAGGGGCGATAGTCCCAGTCACTGGATCAAACGCATTGGTATTGTCCCCGACAAAACCACGCTTAGCAGGACGGCCAATAAGCTTGGTATTGCTACCATTATGAACAAGCACTTTGTAGCCCTTACCACGCATGGTCTGTGCCATATCAGCATTAGCTGCATACCACATAGCGTCGTTGGCGTCACGCCACACCTTTAGTGCGTCAATCTCGTCCGAGTTAAATCCCCTCACTCTAAGATCCACAACATCAAGAGGCAGCCCCTTAAGGTTTGCTTCATTAATGTAATCGGACATCATAGCTCTACGGTTTTTGGGGAGCTTGGAATAGATATCAGTGAAGGCTTGGAAAGTGTCTACATACAACTTCTTCAAGTAAAATTGTCTATCAACCGCTACTGCTGTAGGTTCCACGATACGGGGGTGGAGTACACTAGATGCATCCAACAGGTTTTGAGTAAGTGAACCCTGACCCCTGTTGGCCAAAGACCACTCAGTGGCTGGGATGTAATCCAACCAGTTACGCTTAGTGGTGAGAAGTTCATACTCAGAGAAGTCCTCTGGACGGAACTTATAGTTCGTATCCAGTTGGATAGCATAGTCATCATACTTCTCTTGAAATGGTACTCCCATCTCTGCTGCCTTAGCTTTAAGCACCTCTTGTGCTTGAGCGTCAGAGGGATCAATCTCCACCCACTTATCTCCAGTACGACCGAGTACGGTGAAGTCACTCTCCTCAAATCCGTAATGGCGAAAAGCGAACATAGCGTTGTCAAGGGCCTCACGGGGAGAGGAGAAGCCGGAGTCTCTAGGGCTGTAACGACCGCTTACCTTGAAGGTGGCATCGTCATTAGTCCCAACAACCAAACTTTCTCTGTGGACTTTCATGCCCTCGATATTTTCAAGACCATTAATCAGGTTCTCAGTAACCCTATTAACCTCTGTCTCTGTGAGATACGAGTTGCCATCACGGTTTCTCGCTTCTCTCAGGGCCAGAGGTTCTTTTGTTTCTGGGGCATCCATAACAACTTTGTTAGGGGCTTCTCCATCAACAACTTCTGGTTCCGGCAAAAGATCCTTAGCAGCCGCTTCTTCACGAGAAGTACCATAGAGGGCTTGTGCCATCTCATCAGTCTCATCGTTCATGGCAGCTTGATGAATTCTCCGGGCTTCTTCCGGGTTCACATCTTTAACAACCTGAGAGGGGGAGGTGGTCGGCACATCAGTACGGGTTGCCTCGATACGGGCATTAGCCATACGGTCAGTTACATCCTCATACTCACCTTCGATGATAGTGCCTTCAACCTGATTGTACCTACGAGGGACAACAACATCAGAACCCGCCTCTAGGATTTCACCCTCAAGAACATCTGTAGCTCCAGCGGCAGCCCTAGCGGCCTTACCACTCTTGCCAATGGCACGGATAGAAGCACCGATACCAATAAGGTCTAATACAGAAGTAGCATTATCAAACCAACGTTCAAAGTCACTGTAGTCGTTGTCAATAGCTGCCCTCTGTAGCGTCTCAATCGCTGCAAGAGCGTTACCATCTGGAAGTACAATGTCCTCGTGCTCTTCCACCAATTGGATCAGACGCTCTGTGAAGGCAGCCCTATTTTCCACAGGCACAGCACGAATTAGGTTATACAACTCTTGTTTTTGGTTGCCAAGCATCACACTAGTATCTAGTGCATCTTGCCCAGACAGATCACGAAGGAGGGCATCAGTATGGAGCCATTCAGCCATAGGGACCATAAGCTCTCCAACATCTAGCACGGCCCCAGCAACAGATTGTTGAGACTGCCCCTTAAAAGAATTGATAGCCTTTTGAGCTTCAATCTTCTGCCTGTTGACTTCAGCGATAAGGCCAATGGCAGTGGTCCTACTATTTGCTGCTTGCTCCGTTTCATTAACACCCGCATCTGATACTGCTGCCTCTTCGGCCACAATATCAAGCTCAGAGCTGTTCGGAGTTGGCAGTTTACCATTGCCAGAAAGTGCATCAAGTGCAATCTTTCTAATATCCACACCAACAGTCTCGTCAGTCGCAACACTAAGTGCGGCCTGTTCAGAGTCCCTAATCAGAGCATCTCTAATCATCTGTTGACGAAGAAGGTAACGCTCCCTCGACTCAGGGTTGAGCAAGTCTTCTTTAGTCTGCCTATATTGTTCCAAACTTGGTCCAGTGATAGCAGAGTCCATAGCAGAGAGCATGGAAGCATTGTTCTCACTAATAGGCACCCCACTTCTATCGGGGGTAATGTCATCTAGTGACAGTGTATCCTCTTTAAAATCGTCAAGTTCGAGTGCCAAAATACTCTCCTAATTAATCAAAAATACCGGACTCGTCAGCCACTGACAGGCCAGCATTAATAAGGTTGCCATAACCCCTTGCTATCCTACCTCTCGTCTCGGCAGATGCAGCTTCCTGGTTCAGACTACCAATTCTTTCTGCTGCTTGTGTTTGTCCACTTTGGGCAGCAATTTGAGATTGGAATGAAGCACCTAATGCTGATGTAGCTCCCACTAATGCAGAACTGCCACCGGCACCCTGTGCCTCGGCCCCAGCAATAAGTCTTGCTCTCCTTACTCTCTCTTCTCTGGCAGCCCTACGTCGGGCCAATTCATTACGTCTTTTCTCGGACGCAGTTTTGACCGCACTAGCCTCACGCCTAGCTGACTCAGCTTTACTGGCTTGTCTGGCTTGGACAATGGTGCTAGCGGCAGAAATAGCCAAACTGGCAATTGCTACTACACCCATCAGTCTTCTCCAAAATACCAGGCACCAATCCAATATTCATTGTTCGGGCCAAATTTTTCTACTGTTTCGCACGGCTTAACCATATTCCAAAACCTAGTAGATTTTTCATCATCAGAGGTAGCAAAGGCCCATTCATGGCCCTCGCTCTCCAATTCCTTGAATAGTCCCTCTACGCCGGACTTAAGCCTCTTTAGCATACTTTTATTCCAGTTGCTAGAGATTTCAGTGTGGATGAAGATAAAGCCGCCAGCTTCTTCTGTCTTGACGACAACATCTTCGTCTTCATAATAAACTGAGTTGTCCATCATTCCTCACTATTAGCGTTTACATTCATAGACCACCCATAAATGTGTAGATTTTTGTTTGACTCTGACTCAATCCTAAAGGCTACAGATTTACCATTACCCCTAATTTTGTTTCTGGTGACAACCACAGTTTGGCCGTTGTCCCTACGTTGCGGACGATATGCCTGCCTAGGATTAGACCATTTATACGCTTCGTAACTATCTGTCCAATCCCACTTAGAACGAAGGATACAAGAACTATTATCTCCCTCGGCAGGTGTAACTTCAGTCCTCTCGAAAAATGTGGTGAGGTATGGTACAGACTTGCGTGTACGAGGTTCTCCTAACGTAATAAACCCCGAGTTGATAAATGCCTCAGAGTCAATGTTACCAAGACCTTTCCAGTCTGTGAAAGTTGTATCGGAGTAACCACCAAAAGTGTAAAGGATAGTTGGTGATTTTTCCAGTAAGATACAATAATAAGAACGTTCTGCTGACCTACTTGATGGGTCTGTAAGCAACGTAACCTGATCACCATTTACAGTTACTTCAACAGAGTTTACAGTAATGTTCGATACAATGTCAGACAAACTTACCGATTGCCCACCAGAGACGGAGGATACGCCTAGTACACTAGAGCCAGACACCTTAATGAGATTACGTGTAAATGCTCCAAACCTGATACTAAATATTAACTCATTAACCTGCGACTGGTCTAGTGGATTTTCACCATAAACCCACCTAACAGAATTATTTACATTATCGTAATAAGAGCTTACAAAAGATTTTTGGTCGTTGTCAATGCTATTAAACAAGGACTTTACAGAGTCCTCGGCTATGTCATTGACCTCCCACTCACCAGTGCTAGCATTACGAGAGACTAAGTAAATAGAAGAAGATCCCCAATAAAAAATAGCACTTTCAGAAAGAACTACGGAGACGGCTGATACGCAGCCATCATTATTGAGCCTTTCTACACTATACGTAGTGGCTACAAAACTATTACCATCTGCACCAGAGATCCTCCAAACTCCATTATCTGCGATAACGAATAGGGAAGTCCCAATAGCAACCAATCTTCTAATATTGTGAGCCCCATTAATTTTAATGTATCCTCCATCAGTATCTACCAATGCAGGGTCTTCAATCGAAGTGGGATCTGCTTGTTGATAACATTTACCTACATCAACTTCCGAGTCAACAATCTGGCTAAACAGTACGTAACTAGACAACCTAGGAGACTGGGAGTCACCATCAGTAAGCTCTCCAGAGAACCCAGAATACCACACCCTACCTGCGTAAGACTCAGCCACAGTAGCTCCACCAGCTGTAGTATCGTCTGGAAGAGTGTTTACAGAAAGAACCAGCTCTGGGTTGTCTGATCTGAGCTTAGCCTCTTGGCTTAGTCGAGAAGCACCCCTATTGAGTAGATCAATAATGAAATATCCTTTAGGTGCCGCTGTAGTACTAGGCTTGGTAAGATAGCTGTTCTCAGCCCAGAACCTTTCGACCGTTTTATTGGACAGGGCAGTATTAGGGTATACAAATGGAACCAAACTGTCTGAGTATGACGGATACTCAGTGTCCCCACTTCCACTATAAAATCTTTGTATTGGATCAGCTACCTCTGGGGGATCAACCTGTGAACGAACCCTTGGCAATGCCCAAGTTTGGTTCCTTAGGTTGTAGAGATATTTATTACCAATTACGGACGGCCTGGTTTGATGGCTATCTGGATTAGAAAAATCTGTTCCGCCTGGGTTGGCAGCAACCCCCCAAAAATCTCTAACTTTTAGTCTAAAGGTGCTTTCTGTAACATTCGTGCCATCATACCCCAATAGCAGCACATCTTTCCTACCAGTCACTACAACAAGGAACCCATCTACAGATGCATAGCTAAAATTAACAGAGTATCTTGATGCACCAAAGGTTTTTTCGTAGATCTTACCACTACTGATAGAATTAGTATTAAGTGTATGTACAGCCAAGTAATTGCCGATTTGCACTACTAGAAACTCTTCGCTAGAGTATCCGCCCGGACCAGCCCAACGAAACTGGCTCCTACCTAGTTCTTTTGTGGCGTCCTCAGTGATTCCAGTATCTACAGAAACATAACTTGTTTCTGGGGAAAATCCAAGTCTACGTGACCTACTACCATCCCTGTTAATGCCCATATTCTGCTCATCAGAACTTGACTGAGCTGGAAAATTTAGGGGGTTAGCTTCTGTATTAATACCCCCTAAAAATTGATTAACGTGTACTTTTGCCCTTTGTTGCGCCATTAGTAGAACCTTTCTTTAGGCTGTTGAGGTAGCCATCAATAGCCAACTCTACCTCACGCATATTAGTATACATGCCCCTAAGAGCTACTGGGATGGTGCCTTGACCCTTGGCCCTTACAGTGTACATGGGGTATGTCCCCATTGCCTCAACTCTATAACCTTTATATTCCATTATTTTCTTCCATAATCTGGGTACTTAATGCCACCCGCTGTTCGCCAAGACTTACGGGACAAACGCCTACTATTCTTAAGAGCCGATTGTTCTGACTTGATGTCTTGAATTTGTCTTAGTTTGAATTGCGCCCTGCTTGTAGCTTCCTCTTCCAAATACGAGAATGCGTCCACAGGCATGTCTGGGACAAAACTATCGGTCAGACTGAATGCTGGAATAACGAAACCCTGAGCTTGGAGTTTACTCCCTTGCAAGGTACTGTCCACAGCAGAGTCATAAGAGTCAAATACCAGATCTGTATCATTAAACGAAGTAAAATACTGTGGATCTTTATCATTAGAGATCAAGAGTTCGATACCAGAGTCATCTACAACTACATCAACACCACTGTTGTCGTTGTTCCTGACGTTAACCTTGCGAAGAAAGTCGTCTGGGTCTAGATACTTCACTTCCCTGTACTCTTTACGAGTAGCCCCAACATCTGCCATATTATAGAAGACAGAGATTAGCTCTTTAACATCTTCATTCAATGTCATGTGTGTAGGGTAGTTAGAGTCAGATCTGGGTGTCAGAGCTACAGCACGTCTTGAGCTTGGCCAATTGGTTCTGCTCATAATATCGTTGTAAGTCTGCCTTACGATACGTGCAACCTGTTCTGACTCTTCAGTATCCGAAATACCGTTAACCTCATCACCATCCATTGAAGACAAAATGTCCTGAACGATTTCAAGTAGTGTCTTACTAGCCATCAGATGCTCCCAGGGTGGTTTCTAACGATAGTGACACTAGGATTTGTGATGGTTACTGTACCAGTGTCTGTTTTACAGAACACTTGGATGCCATTATTAGTTGTGGTATCAGTTAGTGCCAGTAGTGGAAACCCAAAAGACAATGTGTAGGGAGTAGTCTTACCAGTAGCAAGAAACCTTTCTAGGATTACAATTGAGGGAGATCCACCAAGCCCAATATCAAACTCTACGGTAAGTTGTGTGGGCGAAGCACTTTCTGCTGTAACGGGAAAGTCAAATCTCAGATCATAGGTGTCACCAGTTTCAATAGGAGTTATCTTGTCAGTTGTGGTATTCCACAACGACCCTGTACCCCTGATGATAAGTGGGAGCTTCGTCTCGTCTGTAAGAGACCCGGCTCCATCAATCGACAGTTTAGATGCTGTAGTATTAAAGACTTGAGCAGCTCCGTTATCTTGATAGTAAGCCCATCCTGTTGGCCAATCGGTCCAAGTGCCACTACCAGCTCCGTCAGAGATATACACCCTGCCAGCATCTTGGAGGGACACTCCTTTAGGTTCGTGGATTTCTCCTTCTGGGATGTCTACATGTTCAACCAATGTCTATCCTCCATAATAAAAATGGGGGCAGAGATTTCTCCCTACCCCCTATCAGGTTATACCTTAGCGTCTACGTAACGAATGACGACGCGAAGTTTACCAGCAGTGGTAACAGTGGGGGAAGTGCCACCAAGTGCAAGACCAACGGTGGTCTCAGCAGCAAGGCCAGCAGCCCAAGTACCTGTCAGGGTAGAGGTGACATCATAAGTGCCAACTGCTTCCGCCTGAGCCTCACTGATAACGAGGCCGTTAGTTACCTCGGAGGTTTCAGTACCAACCAGAATGGTAGGGGACGTACCTCCAAGTGCAAATGCTTCATCGACCACAACATAGGCGTCCTCGATAATAGCACCAGCTGGGATCTTGGGGGCCAGCAGCGCATAGGCTGCATTAGAAACCATGTTGGCGTCAATATCAAGAGTAAGTTCGGATACAAAACCAGCAGTGCGAGTAACACCAACAGTCTTACCAACCTCACGCTCGTTGTAGTGATTATTTACGGCTGTGGTGACATTGCCCGAACCAGAGTCGGAACCGTCACCAAAACGTGCGCGTTCAAAAGCCATGGATTAATTCCCCTTATTGTACGGCAGTTGCCGAGGTGGCGATCACACCTAGGGTGTCGATACGCTGGATACCGAAGCCCCAACGGGCACGGTCAACGAATTCGTCACGGGCATAATCTTTATTACGTTCACCTTCCACACTAGGCATACGACGCCATGCGCCCATCACAGGCTTAGTCTGGTCGTCAAGAACACACATACACAGGTTGAACACAGCATCAGCAATGGAGTTAGTACCATCGTTAGCCGAGCCTTTATACAAGCGGTTGGAAGTCATAATGTCCCAGCCGTACCAGTTAGAGATAAACCGCATACCAGAGGCAAGACCTTGGCGCAGGATATTCTCAGCAAACGGAGTAACATCATTAGTAATGGAGACCTTCAGGTTAAGGGTAGCCTCAACAACCGGGTCAACAATACATACACGACCAGCAGCCGGTACATTTGCCTTATCGAATGCAAGACGCATCAGAACCAGATGTTCAAGCGAGAACACATCATTCGTTTCACCAGAAACGATAAAGTGTGCAAACCCGTTAATATTGACAGGATCAGTGATGCCCTTAAACGGATCAGCTGCTGTCGAAAGGAAGTCAGTCTCATAACGTTCCTGAAGTGCGCGGGTATGTTCAGCAGAACGAGCAGCCATAAGCTGTTCGACTTGCATACCATCCTCACGGAGATCGTCAGTTACGTACCAAGCATCACCGACGTATTCAGTGATGGTGAAGGTGATCTCACCCGACTCAATCGGGTTGTAGACCAGCGGCGTATCTTCTGCGGCTTCTTGCAGGGTGACCGAACCGATAGTTTTGATGTGCAGCGTATCGCCATGCATGAAGTCAGCCACGTTGCGGAACATAGTTTCCGGCAGCAGACCATCATGCAGGTTCATCAGGATGAAGTCAGAATACTGCTCAGCCTCAATGAATGCACGGGTATTGGAAGTAAGTTGTGCCATTAATTTTCAACTCCAAGTCGTTTATTGGTATACTCTTTCGACTTGCGCATAAGTTCCACCAGATCTTTGTTGGAATAACCACCATGTGCGATACCCTTACCAACCTCTACTGTAGGACGAGGATTGTTGTCTGGGGCAGCGACAGGAGGAACGCTAGTCGATTGTGAAGGTTGTGGAGAACCTGCCTTAGCACCACCAAGCAAACTAAGAGCCATAACTGGGTTTGATTTAGCCAGTGACTGTAGTTCAGCTGGTGAAGTGTTCAGCTCTTTGGCCTTAGCTTGAATGGCCTCACGAGCTTTATCAGCATCTCCATAAAGTTCAGAAAGCTTGCTCACTACGTGTTTGAGATTTGACTCTTGTACTTTGGACTTCTCCGTTTCCGTAAGTCGTTGTTCAATAAGTTGAGCAATCTTCTCCTCGCTAAATCCTTCAGCCTCTTTCGGGGTCTCCTCTGGAGTCTTTGGAGCAGCGGTGGGGTTAATCCTATTTACAAAATCTTCGATACTACCCATTTGACTTAACTTAGTGTTCGCCTCATTAAATTGATTTTCCAACTCTTGCTTTTCTTGCTTGAGCTGCTGGATGAATTGTTGCGAAGCTGCCAGTGCATCAAGTGCAGTATCAACGTCTTTGTATTTAGGTTCCCCATTCTCATTCTGGATCTTCGTCAGCTTGTCGGCAAACGGATCAGCCTGAGTCTGGCTGGGGTCACCAGCCGTATTTTGTTGTTTATCTTCAGTGAACAGATCCTGGTCAGGCATACTGTCTCCTTTAACGAAAGAATAGATACGAGAGGGGATCTGTACGAATAAGATGCAACCTTCTCGTTCCGATAGACTAATATTATTATATATAACGTCTTATATACTAACTAATCTATCTAGTATAATATTAGTAATTAGTAATAATAAATACTATTATTCTAACCACCCCTATCTATATATACGTAAAAAATGGTCGATTTGTCACAAATTAATTTTCAAGGAGTGAAATAAATTTTCTCTTGGCCTTAACTTGTGCCAATCTATCAGCTTGTAACAGTGCCCAATTAGGGCTATCAAAGTTTTCTTCGTTACGCATACTGGCGTGTAGAGCATCAATATCTTCGTTCAAGATTTCAACCATACGTTTACGCCATCTTGCACAATGGACGAACTGAGCATTAAGCTCAGCTTTCGTCTCATCGTCTAGTCCTTTTAGAACCCTAGTCTTCATTAGACACCTTCCTGAGCTAGTAGCTCTTCTTCGCTCATTTGTTGGGACATAATGTTGTCTTCTTCAGCTTGTGACGCAAGGGCTTGGATTTCTTGTTGCTCCGAGATAGCCACATTCTTGCCGAAGATGTTATACCCACGGAGATCTACAACATCAGATACAAATTCTGACAATCCAACACCGGAGGTGTGGGGGGCGATAAACTGTTGTAGTGGCGAGTTAAATACACCAACAAGGTTCTGTAGTTCCTGTGCCCTCTGTGCAAAATGTCTGGCACCGACTGGGCGAAGAACACCATCAGCAGTAATGTCTTCCTTAGTCACCTCCAAAAACTCTTGGACACCGAGGTCATCATCAATCACTCTAATGGTATCAAGTAGTGGGAAGTTACGGTGAGCACTCTCAAGCATGGAGTTGAGACACTTCTCCATGAAGACTTCAAACTGAATAATCTTTTCTTGGAAAATACGACCAGCAGCATTCTCAAGGGCTTGTACTTCGAAAGCCGTCTTTTCACCCGGAGTACGAATACCCATAGCCTCACGAGGAGCACCAGCATACAGCTCCATACGAGCCTCTAGTTGTTCCACAAACTGTAGTGCTGCATATACATCACCAAACTGCTGAGCCATTTCTTGGACATCACCACCTTCGTCAATGTGGATTTCACCATTGGGAACCCAATCAAACTGTTCAACGTCACCAATGACTTTCTTAGGAGGCATGACTTTAAGATCAAGAGCGTTAGCAGCCATGTTAACGTAGTGGTCGATCATATACTGCATACCAATAAGGTTATCCAATGGTCCCATTGCCCAAAGGTTCTCACCACGCTTACGCCATCCAACGTGGAATAGGGGAGGCATACCATCGTAGGTAGGGATCTCTACATTACGAACAAGGGTAGACCTATCTGCCACAGTGATCATACGTTGAGTCTCAAGTTCACCAGTATTGGCATTGTGGTAGTCACCATAAAACTCAAGCAGTTCTACTGAGTCTGAGAGGTAATACTCCTGCAAAGAGCCAAAACCATCCACTTGATACTGTTCAGTCTTATGCCACTCATCAGCCGTATACGTCACAGCAGCCGCTCTGAGTAGTTCTCTACGTTCAAGGTACTCACCCCAGTAAGCCATGTCAGGTGACGTCTCAGCGGCCTTCCTAAGCGCTCCTACGGTGGTCATAGATCTAACTACCTTAAAAGTGTTCTCAAAATTAGAAGCCGTAGGGTTGAACACAATATCAAACGGACTGATACGTACCAACTTAGGTCCAACGAAAGAAGCTACTTTTTCCTCGGGCGTTACTTTATAACGTGTCTCAAACGACGGCATTGCGAAGGCATTACCCTTGTCGATATAATCGTACAGGAGACGGCTGATAGTATCTCTAAATTCACCCTCTCTGGTCTTATTCTCCATATAAGACGTGATGGTCTTAGCTGTGGATTTCTTAGCAGAGTCCTTAGAGAACGCTACCCAAGTAAGCCACTTGTCATTGGGGAACAACGAAGACAGGTAATTTGAATGTAGGTTGTCCCTAATTTGGGTTAGTTTGGGTGTGGTGGTTTTGTGTGTCCACGGTAGCTTCTTATTGGTTGTAGTGGTAGTGTCGGTGGCATAGATATACTTATCAATCTCTGCCCACTCACTAATCTTCGTGTGTCTCTGAGAATGGTAGGTACTCCACAGGTTCCTGATCCACTCAGACTCTTGGTCGGGGTTCAATAGGCCCCTAAGTTCTACTACTCTATCTGTCTCTGCCATTAGGTATATCCACCAAATCTATTGCCCGAGGAATTACCAAGGGACAAAATATCCTTAACTTTATCATATCCACGCTTCATAGGCTTAACAGCAATACTTACTGCTGAAGCCAGAGCGTCCTTCATATCGTCATGAGCAGGTCTAGCTAGTACAAGCTCTTCCTCAAGCATATTAGTCCAACCCCCCTCAAAGTGCCATACGTCCATATTGTCATACCTATGTTCAAGTACAGCGGCGATACGTTCCTCCTTACGACCTTCTTGTTTAGTAGGTCTATATTCCTCAACCTTGAGTCTCATACCATATTGCTTAACATAGTCCTTGATAGCCTCAACAATAACTGCCTGGGCTACTGTAACCTCTGCATTAAGTTTTTTAAACTCCCACTTCGAATGTAGGTCTGCGATATGTTGAAAATACTCTGAAGTTTTCTTAGACTTAAATCTGTCAATATCCAGTACATAAATATTGTTATCAGCATCAATACCAATGACTACAATTGCTGTGTAGTCAGCGGAGCTACTAAGTGAGAACGCAAAGTCTACAGCTGCGAATACATTCAGTCTGTTGTTGTTGTAGTACCAAACTCCACCCTCTTTCCTCAAGAACCTCGGGTTGTAGTATTGGAATTTGTCTCTAGAGATACGTGCTGACCCAGGGTCATTTGGGTTGTTATAGTATTGGGCGAAGAACTGTACTGTGTCGGAATACTCTGCTCTAATACGTGCGAGCGTTCTCTTGTCAAACCCGAAGGCTTTACCATCTTCTCGTACTGCACGGGGCCACAGGAAGATGTCATCTTCTTCAACTTTAAATTCCTGAATATCCCAGACATGCTTCTTACCAACGTGTACTCCATCATCATCAAAGTCTTCGAATACCTGTTCTCTCCATACTGCATAAATATCAGATGGGTGGTAGCGAGTTCCACATGCCATAGTAAACCCACCAGCATTACGGATAGAGGTAAACTGGGAAGCTTTCTTACTAACAGCTTCACGGCCATCTTCAGTGTAGGCATTCTCAGGAACAACCAAGTCATCTGCACAAATTACGTCAGCGTGCCAACCAGTAGTGTTTGTAGTTAGGCCAGCACAGGCAATAGTAGCGTCTCTGATGCCCTCCTTACGTCTTTGGGGGTGGTCTACAATAATTTTGGTAGATGACCATTTCTCGCGCTTCCCAACGTCTGGGTGAATGTATTCTGGCCAGTACTTACTATACACTGTACTGCCTAAGATGTTTTTAATATCATAGAGCTGAGTAATAGCAAGTTCTGCTGTAGCTGACACATATAAGATGGTAATCTCTGGGTGACGTGTAATCATCCATGCACACCATGTAGCAACCATATGAGACTTTAGATGAGCACGGGGTAGCATAATGAGTTTGTTAGCAGTGATAGAAGTACCTTTGCCATACAGGGTGTATTCCTGCATCCATCGGAATAGTTCCCTATGAATACTACCATACATATATCCAGGGTTAACCAACCTAGCAAAGAGGAAGAGGTCCTCCTCAGCGGCTGACCTCAACTCTTTAGCTTTGGCTGGCATCTGGTCTAGCTTACTATAAGCCTCCCTTAGCCAATCTTCCATTACTTATCCTTTCCAAACTCAAGAAGTTTAAAGTCCTCAGCAAACTCTGCTTCTTTATCAGCCCGCTTCTTGATTTCTTCCTGGACCTTAGCCTTAGAGGGCCTACCTCTCTCAGACTTATCCCAGCCCCTATCAGCAAGCCATTTAGCTGCTTGGTAGCTGTTCTCCTCTGTAGCCAAGTTAATGAGCACATTTACGCCTTCAGAGACAAGCTTAAGTTCAAGTTCTTCTCTCCATTGGTCAATGTGTTCTCTCACCCACTTATTAGCACAAAGCCTTCGCCAATGATTCCAATCGTATAGATGTTCATTGGCAAAATCATATTCTTTAGGGTCCATATGTTCAAGATAGAGTTTTTTTAGTGAGGGATATACTACTCCCTTATATTCTTTATCTTCTCCGTCCAATGTATAAACAGAGAGATTAGTGTCGTAACGATTTTCAAGAAACAGTCCCTGAACAATGTATCGCCCCTTAGAGTCTTTAAACTTATTCTTATCCATTAAACCACACCTGTAAACCCTGCTTCATCCCATTGATACATTCTCTCTGGCATAGTCCCAGTATAACCTTGAGCACCTAGCCATGCATACAGAGCATCTGGCAATGCTCCTGTATATCCTTGGGAAACTATAAACGCTTTCAGCATATCATTTAAAGCACCTGAGTACCCTGCTGCTAAAAGACTATCATAAAGAGCTTTAGTATTCCTCATTTCTTCTTCCTTCGTTTAGACTGACTTGCCTTAATAGTACGTCCTTGCTTTTCTGCTTGGGCTTTAGTGGGATAGACTTTACCTGCACTACCCCAACGGTAGCCACCTTTAACTTTTCTTACTGGCATTACTTAACGCCTCCGGCACTAAATGTTAGAACGAAGAAGGGATCGGAGCTATATATACTCATGGGCGGAGCTATGAGAAATACTTTAGCGGAGCTATACCTTCTCCGAACTCTCCTATTTTTGCGGAGAAAATAATTTGGTGTAATACGTACTATAGCAACACCCCCATTCCCCCCTTGCACCCCCTCACGCGCGTATGCGCACATACATGCGTAGCATAATCTCCTGGGTGTTGTCAATGGGTATTACGCCATGATTGCATTGAATAGATACATATTTGTATCACTACGTGATTATTATCTAATGATATCAATGAGTTGATGGCCAGGTGGAGTATTCAAACGCTCCGCACCACTTGACATTGTGTTTGATTATTCTTATCCGCGCGTTGTGTGTTCTTATATCCATCACGATAGGATGTTGTTATACTATCACATAGGGTATGGAATACCTTACTTTTAATTGGTTTGGGTATATGTTGTTATGAATTCATCGAACGGCGCTACATCGCTAGGCCACTAGGTTGAAAGGTTCGGTAGGGGACTTGATCTTGCCCCCGCCTTGTGCTTAAGTAAGGTTCAGAGACGCAGGAAACGCAGACGTTAGATAGGAGTATCCTTAACCGGACTTGATCCCTGTCTATCAGAGCTTAGACTGCCATACGCTAGAAGTGCCTAGTCTCTACATATGACGCCGCTAACCCACAGCGTCTAACAAATAAGGGGTTGACAAGGTTGGCACCTCCTGATAAGGTGTAAACAGTCAAGCACACTGCCCCACGGCAGGCATATTGACAATAAAAGTGGTCCCTTGAAAAGGGGTAGGTGTACCATAAGTAAACCATTCACGCTTGGCACGACGTTTATATCGGCCACACTAAGGGTACTGACCTAGCGCCCGCCTTGTGCTTAAGCTAGGTTTGGAAATATATCCTCTAGGGGTAATACCCTAAGCGAGAGTTGGACTAGTAATAGGGAACAGCATTCCCGTGCTAACTGGCCAGGCTATGTGTGAGGGTCTGTGAATAGCTGCCGCCTTTAGGTGTCGTGTGTTCTTACTAGGTAAGCTCATACGTAAAAGAGACGGTGAAAGCAGGCTACGCAAGGCTAGTTAGTAATTGAAATATCCAGACTGTACGGCGATGTACAGGTAGTGAGGACGCGACCACGATAGGCGCGAAACAAGTGTGTGCGGGGCCAGGACCAGTTTGCCCTACGTCTGTAGAATGACGTCAATGGTTTGTGGTGTGATACCACTAACGGCTGACCTTTATTGCGATGCCGTGCAACCCAGCGGGTTCAACCCCGGTTGTGTGAGCTGGCGCTAGGCTATCCTAGTTGTCGCCCGAGATGTGTTAGCTCACTCAGCGTTGTGTTTGACTGTTTGCTAAGGCAAGCTGCCATTGATTGGCTGTTTACCTTAACAAACTATGGAGGATGCTATGCAGTATCTGAAAGAAATGCCTAACGGCAATCGCAAGCAAGTGGATCAGGAGCAGTTCCTGGTTGACAAGCACAATCCTGACTATTGTCAGATCATTGCAACCAGTGCCCTTGTCATCTATAAGTTGGCACGTCGTGCTACTGGTCATGTGCCTAAGCCTCTTCGTTATGGTGGCCGTGGTCGTGGCGGTCCTGGCACTGTATGGAATGGTGCTTAAGTAATCTAGTCTGCTGCCCTATATGGGCAGTGGTGTAGACTACTTAACCAAAGGAGAATAACTATGACACATCGTCTACATAACGTGGTGTATGCACGGCTTGATGCTGTTGCTGCCGCCGAAAAGATCACCCGTGTTGAGCTGGGCCATCTGTCCCGTGAGCTGCTTGAGTACGTGGTGGACACACATGACATTGATATTGTCAACCGCCTCATCGGTGTGCTGACCCCTGTCAACAAGCGTGTCTCTATCCTGTACTTCACTCACTTCCTTCCGTGGACTGTGGAAAAGGACAGCGACGGCAAGTTCGTGCGATTCGGTAAGATGCTGGGCAAGCCTAAGCAGGTGAAGAAACGTGTTGAACTCATTGCCGCATTCCTGGTTAATGAGAACAATAACATCTGGTCGTGGTCCGATGAACACATCGAGGTTGAACAGAAGCAAATCAACCTGGGTGAGAAACTGGAAACTGCAATCGTCCAGGCTATGCAGGGTGTGGACACTGACAAGCAGCACGGTGACGCCCTATCCAAAGCTGACATCCTCACCGTTGTCATGAAACATATCACCGGCGATGAGATGCTTGATATCATCACGTCTGTCGCTGATGAGGTCCAGGAACAGGTGGACGATGTGATGGATGAGGCTGCATAAGCCTACCTATATAGTCAGCTGCGTCATTAGATTGGGTCCGTTTTGCAATGACGCGGCTGGCATTTTATGGGAGAAAATATTGATTGCATTTGCTGGTCCCTTAGCTCAACTGGATGATCTTCGAGAGTGTGTTACTATAGAGTGACAATTAGCACACCGTACTTCACACTTACGTATCTCCTCTTTAATAACCTGCATTGAAAAACATTGACTTACTAAAGAAGAGACGTTATCTTTCTTTAAACCCCTTACATGGTCAAACTGCAAAGCCACGGGGTTGTCCTTATAACCACAGTCAATGCAACCACAAAACGTTTTGTAACGGTTAGTGAAGGCGATTAACTTAGGTCTGAGAGCTTTTTGTCTGGCCTTTCTCTTATCTTTATAATACTGTTTGTTGTCTTGGTAATGTTGTTTTATGTACCTTTTTTGGTACTCTGGGTCATTACTTGGCAATATCTACCTCCTTGGTGAAACTGGATATCATACGAGATTTCTACTCTTGGGTTAGGGGTTCGAGTCCTCTAGGGGGTGCCAACTATCTTTCAACGTAGGTTCGAGTCCTACAGGGATCGCCATGTGTAATCAGAGGAGTAATAGCCAATGGCACATTATATGGGTAAGAAGAAGTTGTACGAAGGTCGGAAGGGAGAGGTGATTGGAGGGGGCTATTTTGTACTACGCCGTGGGAAGAAAACCGGCAGAGTATCTATCAAATCGTCCTTGCCATTTGAGCATGGCAGCAAAGAGAGCGCTCTCAGAGAGTGTGATAGGCTAACTGAACTGTACCCTGGGGAGTCGTTTAAAGTGTTTAAAGAGGAGACAACCTGATGAAACGTTTTGCTGTAATGTTCAGCCACAACGGACGTAAAAGACGAAGGGTGTGCCCTTCAACTTCTACGGGGAGTCGGAAGAACAAGTTCGCTCTCACTTCGCCTCCAAGAGGTACGGCATTGAGTCTGTCCGCATGTGTTCCACCCTTACGGACTCAGACCAACCTGACCTGAGTAAGTCAGAGGAAGCAAAAACTACTCACCATTCAACACAACCAGGAGAACTCCTATGAAAACCTTTGGCCTCATTGCAAACGGTAAAGTCATTGAAAACGTCACTGTCACCATGCAGGCGACTGACCTTGACGAGCAACAAACCCAGGGAATCTGTGTCCGCAAAAATATTGAGGATGAAAGCAAGGTCAAACAGGTTCGTGACAGTGTGCAGAAACGTAACATGGGCCGTCGGATGGCTCAGCAGGGTGCTACTGGCGTTCGTATCTTCCCTGTAGCAGCATAACATGCACGACCTAGTAATGGGTCTATTCCTATTACAGCTACATAACACGGCTCTCTTATTGGGGGCCGTGTTGTTTGCCGTTGTGGTTTATTTTGTAATGGCAGCTGTATACAAATTTGGGAGAAAATAACTTGAACATATTTGTCTATGATCCGAGCTACACACAATCAGCCTTGTGGCTAGATGATATGAGAAAGAACAAAATGATTGTGGAGTCAGCACAGTTGCTATCCACTGCCATGAATGTTCTTGTGCCGAATCATGGCAAACCTGTTTATAAAACTTCCTATCTCAACCACCCATGCGCTAAATGGGCAAGAGCTAGCCAAGGCAATTTTCTTTGGTTGTTTAACTACGTCTTGGAACTGTACTCACAACGTGGTCGTCCCCATAAAACATCGAGACTGTTCCCTGTCTTTGAGAACTTCTCATCCAGGTCGTCTAACTTCACGGCCACCAAACAGACACCCTTCGTCAACTGCGCTAGAGCCAAGGACTTAGGTGTTGATTATACTCACATACCGAACGTCTATGCTGCCTATCGTCTCTACCATCGTGAGCGTTGGAGTATGGATACAATTAAACTGTCATGGAAACACGGCGAAGAGCCGTTCTGGAGGTAAGCATGAAACTGTTGAAAGATCTTGACCTTAAGGTTGGTGACAAAGTTAAGTGTGTAGGTAACGCTGTTAATGCCTGCCTTGGTGCGGAATACGAAGTTGTTCCCCATGAGTACTTGAAAGGTGAGCTTGCACTCGACCTAAATACTCTCCATGAGTTGAAATCATACTCCGACTCCTTGTTCGAAAAGGTAGGCGATAAGCCACTCATCACAATTGATGGTGAGTATGCTTTGTCTGACGATCCCTATACACCTATCCGTATCTTATGTGTGGATAGGCCACACAGGTCACACCCAGTGGTAATTATGGATAAAGATGGCAACATCTTAAAAATGAGAGCTGATGGATCCAAGAATTACCCAGATGGCTCCTATATCGTGCCCCTGAAAAAGAAAGTTGGGACTATCTGGTGTGTGTTCGATAAGAATAACAATCTAATTACCTTACGTAATTCGGAAGAGTTGGCAGAAAGGTTTATCCGTATGTGGGAACCAAAAAATTGTAATTCTTATGAAATCGTGAAAATGGTGCAATCGGAGGACTAA